CTCATTTCGAAATAAAAAGCCCAGTTATTTAGCAACATTTTTTATAACAAAAAGGTTACAGAAAAGAGGAACCCTCCGGCAATAAGAAAGGGAAAGCCGGAGGGAGAGATCCAGAAGCTTGGCAGCCTGAGGCATCAAACAACGAGGAGGTTACCTCTTTTCAGCTGGCTTGGTTACTCGAACCTCTTTTACTGGCCTCTCATGTGGAGTGCCTTCCTGTACCATACCATCACCGTCGCCATCTCTAGCGCCAGGCTTGTATGGAGTTTTAGTATCAAGTGAAACGATTGCAGCCGCCCACTTGTCCGCATACTCTTTGATTACTCCGACTTCAGGGTTGCCGGCGACATCAAGAATAACCTTGCGGATCTCTTCATAACTTGCCATTAGTAAATACCTTTCGACAGCAAATCTAGTTTCATTTTCTTCAAGTTCAAAATACTTAGATCCGGAACTTCTGTTACTTCTTCTTCCGTTGCTTCTTCCGTCGGCGAAAGATCCTGGATCACTCTCGACAACATGTCTTTCTCATCAGAAGAAATTGTTTGGCCATCTTCAACCTTTAGCAATGCATCAGCCAAAGCATCTGCATCGATTCCGGTTCGTTCAGCTACCTTATCCAATCCACGTACATTTTGTAAACCCGCAGTTCCTGGATAAGCGGGAAAACTTACAAGTGAAACTTCGTGGAGTCTAACCGATTTTAGAGTTCGCTCATTTCCGTCACTACTCCAACTGTCGCCGCCTGATGGGACGCTAAAACCAAAAGACATCGAATCGACATCGCCTCTACGCAAAAGCTCAGCAACATCACGGCCGCGAGAAGTGTTAGGCAATGTGCCTTCCACTTTTAGACCGCGATCATCTTCGCTTAGTCTAAGTGTATTAGCTCTTGTTGATCCCAGGATCTCACCGGCGTCATGATTCCAAAGGAACTTGACATCGTTTCGGTTCCGAAGAGTTTTTCTAAATGCTCCGCGTTGAATCCGCTCAATAAAAGGCAATGGTTCAGACGGTGAATCGAATACTGCTGCGTATCCGCTAAATTGCATACCGTCGTTCTCTTCGCGGATCTCAAACTCCGTTGCATTTACGCGAGTTTCAATCTTGGACAATGCTTCGCCTTTCGCTCGTCCTTCGTTTTCCTTTTCAATTCTATCGACAACGCCTTCAGCGTAAGCAAGTGCACGCCTGGCAGCCGACTTAGACGGACCACTTCCCCAAAGCAAATGAGCAACTACGCCAGCACTAGGATAATCGTCTGAATCAGGATCGGCAGAGGGACTATCAAGATCAACCAAATGACGAGCAATCCAAGCGCGCAACCTAACCCATTTGTCAGCAGTAACAGAACCACTTGCCATAGCCCTAGCTTCTCGTATAGTTCTTTCAACCAAACCATCGCCGCCTAAACCTTCTTTGTAATACTTCAGTCCTTGCCGTGCTGCTGCTCGCATGTATGCCGGCGGAGTTAGGTTTACTTGCCTTTTTTCGTCGATGTTGTTTTCGTTTCGACAGGTTTCGCAACTTCCGTCGCAGGTTTTACAACCTTCATCGAGTTCTGTTTTTCGATGTTGATCTGATTCTGCTTCGGTATTCCTGAACGATCCGGGATAAGTGCCACCTGGTTCCATCTCTTCCGCTATTGATACAGCAACCATTTGAGCGATTGCTGACTCTTCCGTTTCATGGCAAGCTAATAGTTCGCCGTCGGTTTTGACTACCGCCCACGATTCACAATCGGGTGATTGGTTGGTTACAAAGTACGGCATTAGTGTTTCGTCACTACCATGATCCGGAGATTTGCTCCGCCATTTTCTGTGGTGATTGCATAAAGCTCATCGCCTGGCTCAAGCGTGATGATGTTTGTTTGCTGAGAAACAGCGTGCATTCCGTTGTCCACTGTGACTTCAGAATTGCCAATGAAGATTTCTTTGCCGAGAGCATGTTCGTGGTTGTGAATGCAAACCTCTTGTGGCTCTACATTTGCTGGCACTACAAGGGTGCGAACATCCTCCACCAAGTCGTAGCCGTAAGTTTTGACTGGCATTATTCGACCTCATAAGCACTTTGAGGATCTGTTGGATCAATTTGCGCAATGCCCTGTAGCTGTACGCTTGGTAGTCCAGTGTGCGAAATTTCGGGCAAGTCCATAGCTTTCATAACTTCAGCTGGATCAAACCCAGCGAGGATCAAACGTTGAGCCATCATTACGCGTTTATCGACTGCGTTCAAATCTGCAGCATCAATGTTTACGTTTGCCAATGGCACCCGCACACTATCCGCACTTTCATCGTCTACCGGTCTTAGATCTTCCAGCCGCCTAACATCGTTGATGGTTAGGAAACCCGCTTGCAAACCTGTCGAGTAAGCAGACATACGGGTATTTACATCAGCACGGAGCAAGCCATCAAGATTGAACTTTATAAATGCAGTTTCTCCGCCAGGCTCTCTAGAAAGCAACGGGCTAAAAGCTGATTCTAGTTTTTGCACAATTGGCCTAAGCGTGTGCGTTACGAAAGCTTGGTTGTTCATCTCGACGGACGAATAAGTAAAAGATCCTTGAACACCGAGAAGGTTAGGTGGTATGTTGAAAGCTCTAGCGACATCTTCGACAGCCAGACGTCTTGAATCTAAAAATTGCGCCTTGTCATTTTCAACTGATGTCGGTACATACTTTGCGCCGCCAGAAATAATGCCTGTTCGGTGAGCTTTACCCCAACCTTTGTGCCTTGCATCAAAACCTTCTTGTAAAGCTTTTGCTTGCTCAGCAGTTAGATTACCTGGAAATTCGATAACTCCCGAAGTTTGAGTTCCTGATCCGAAGAAAGTAGCCGCATAATTTTCAAGGGCGATTGCTAGTCCCCAATTAGTTTTTAGAGCATCGACCCGAGAAACTCCGCGAAGTTTACCGGGCCTAACAACATCAGGAATAAAAATAACTTCTTCGCTGCTCAGCATCTCTTTATTGTCTTCGATCTCAAACATGATCCGACCGATACCGTTACGCTTGATCTTTACATGATGAGGGTTCAAAACATTTAGATTTACAATTTGGCCGCGGTCGTTTGAGTAGACACGCACAAACGCATTGCCATCTAGAAGAAGCGAAACAATAATTGCTCCCCAAAAAGCTTCTTTAGTAGTATCAACATCGGGCTTGGTTACCCATGATGGGGTAGGTCGGAAAGGATAACGTGATCCGTCGCGTCGTATAAACGATCCAACAGGCAGCGTAGAAATTGTGTCTGAAATAAGAGAAACAGCTGAATAAATAGCGTTTACCTGGAACGCCGTATCGCTATCGACTTTAGTTGCGCTCAGACTTGATAACGTATTGAAATCATCACCAGCGCCCCAAAGCGATTGAAAGCTGATTGCTCTTTTTCCGAACAATCCATCAAAAATTCCCAATGTAACCGCCCTAGATAAAAATTTGCGGGATCAACTGCTCTTCAATTCTACCGCTTGCACGATCGTACGCCATAAGTAAAGCAATTGCTAAGTCGATTTTGAGGCGAGGATTACGATAGTCTTTTGTGATCCTGGCACCACGTTGAGAATCAATTTTCAAAATACAGTTGTCGAGATGTCTTGCTAAAGCTCCATCGCCATTATGCTTTAGTTTACCGTTCATTATTGCTTCATAAAGCTTAGATGTTGCTGGCACCGTCCTGCTAATAGTATTTGGATACTCAACAACATTCATACCTACTTCAGCCCATTGGAACATTTCATCTTGCCAGTACGTAGGATCACAAACAATTTCGCGGCAGTTAGGATTAGCCAAAAAATAGTCGATAACAGTTTTGTTTACTGCGGCTTTATCGACGATCCAAGAATCATCGTCAAGCGCAAAGTCTTTTTCCCAGTGCGCGACTCGGAAAGCCCTAAATACATCGTCTTCGCTACGAGGCAAAATAACGGCAACTAAAGCAGTTGAATCGTTTTTCCAAGATCCATCGAAACCAAGTATGTATTCATCATCGGGTTCTAATTCAAACTCTTCTTCAAGCCCGTCCCAAACTCCGGCCGGCAGCCAAGCGGCTTTAGTGTTTACCCATTGATTAGTACGTTTGATTTTGAACTCAGCCTCAGGAGTTCGCCGCACTGCAGACTCGAAGTCTTCAGCTGAACAAATGTCACCATAACCAGGATTAGCTTGCTGCCAAGTAATAGGCAATCTATGATCCGCTTCAGCTGGAGCTTCCCACCAGGCCATAAAAAATGAGTCGTCTTTTATTTCATTATTAGCAATTTTTTTACCGTAGTTATACAAAGTGTACGCAATTGAATCTTGGCCCGTTTGATCTTGTCTTGTGCCCGCCGTTGTAATTGCTATCAATGTAGAAAATTTACCCCTAGCTCCCATTGCCAAACTCATTACGTCAAACAGCTCTCGATTTGGCTGAGCATGGAGCTCATCAAAAATCGTTGCTGACGGAGACAACCCTTCTTTTGAGTATGCTTCTGCTGAAAGTACTCGATACACAGATCCAAACTTAGGAAGCTCGATAGCATCACGATAAAGCTTTGTGATACCGCTCAACTCTGGAGACGCTTCGACCATGCGTTTTGCGTCGGCAAATACGATCCTGGCCTGTTCTTTTTCGGCGGCCACTGAATAGACTTCTGCTCCGCGAGCTCCCAGGATCAAACTATAAAGTCCAAAAATTGATCCGAGTGCGCTTTTTCCGTTCTTGCGGGGAAGTCCTAAAAGACTAATGCGATTTTTGTATCCAGTTTCGTCGCCGGCGAATACATGCCTAACAAGATCCTTTTGCCAATCACGCAAGTGCAGCGGTTCACCGGCTTTACCGGCTATCGAATCTTTAGTAATTATTCCGAAAGCTTCTGCAAAACCAATAACAACTTCGCCTTCGCCTTTTGCTAAATAGTCTTCGCTTATCGGCGTTAGTATTTGTGGCGGCCACATTATTTATTCCGCCTTGCATAAAAATCATCGATAACTGATTTAGCTATTTGTTGATTTTGTTCGGGTCGTTTTTTTAGTCTTTCTAAGCAAATTTCTTTACCTGGATCGAGCTCAACAAATCTGGCGTTTGCCGCTCTATAGCTCATACGCTGATCTGAATTTGGATCGGTATGGATTATAAATAAGTTTCTATAACGTTCGCCTTGCATGCGGCCGATAGCCTCTTTGACTGCTGCCTGTCTTGCTGATCTAGCTATTTTCCGGATCATGTCGTCGTATTCGAAAGGCTTTGTGTCAGCTGTACAAAAGGCTAGCGCAATTTTATCCATGTCAATAATGACATCATCGTTTTTAGCATTTTCGTTGATGTACGTAGATTTGCCAGAACAGGGAGGTCCTGTAATTATCCAAATCATGCAAAGCGCTCGGCTTTCTTAGACATTAGCTCTTCGAGCTTTGATTTCGCAGTTACTTCGGCCACGCCTAATTTAGTTCGCGAAGTTGGATCAAAGCCAAGCGAAGATAAGTTCGACGTAATGTCTCTTTCTAAAATTCGCAAGGCATTGCGTTCGTGCCAAGCTTCCATGTTAGCTAAAACAAACTCCCGCAAATAATCACGTTCGTCAAGCTGCTCGCAAACTATCAAAAGTAAATCGACATCGGTCTTGTCGCTAATCCAATTGCGGCCTAATGTCCAGGCTCGATCCCACAATCGTTTACCCGAATCTTTTAGCTCGCGCTCAGGATCTGGAATCTCACGGATCTCAGGCAAAGCATAAACAACTTCAGCTGGCTTGTAGTGACGACTGCCGAGTTTCTTTTTTACCTCAGCGGGTTTTCCTGGGTTTGGCATTGTTCCCTCCGCTAACCATCATACTCGAGCACCTCCGGATTTTGGTGGGAAGAGTAACCATGCGCGTTTTTGTGTGGCTGGGGGCTCAGATGATAAGGGCTCTAAAGATTTGCCTAGCCCCGGGATTTACGCCAGCGACCCCTTATTACCCTTACGTTGATTACATAGCCTGTGAACAGCTACTAATGGGCTTTGTGGATTTGTTGGAATCAGGTGGTCTGCCTCGATACGGTCGGTGAGTGTAAATGCTTCATGACATAAATAACAATGAGTGGCACCTGCCAGGGCAATTTTTCTTCTTTGTTGGTAATCACCACCATACAAAGCTTTCTTCTTGGCACGTCTAGCCGGTGTATTCTTTCTAGCATCTCTTACTTGTTGGATCTGATACGCATGTTCTTCGCAGTGTGATCCGTAAGATAATTGGCCGCAAATCAAACAAGGTTTTTTGAACTTAGGCAATGTGTGCTATTTGTCCTTATTCTTATCCGTCGTGTAGAACCCTGATCCTTTGAACGTAACAGCTACCGGCGAGATCTTACGTTCCATCACACCCCCGCAGTGGTCGCAAAAAAATTCAGGATCAACGTTGATCGGGTGGATTACATCCCACACCTGGCCGCACGGACATTCATACTTATAACTAGGCATTGCGATTACTTCCTGCTAATACAACTAAGTCTCGACGTGGATCATAGTCATCACCTACAACAAGAGATACCAGGCCAGTCCAACTATCCAGGCCGCGACGATCTTTGAACCATGCTGATCCTCCGTCGAGTGATGGGATCTGAACCCACAACCTAGGTCCTAGCTGCCGTACTTGGTAATGGTGATAATGCCCCGTGATCAAAAGTTCACATGATCCGATCGGCGTTTGGCCCAATGCCTGCCCGGCAAACCATTTTTCAGGATCACGGATCTGATGGCCGTGTGCAAAACCTACTAATGTTCCTGACAGATCTAGCGCTAAAGTGCTGTTATCTCTCTCGGGAAAACGTGCTTCAACATGTTGTAAATCTTTATTTTCTTTCGCTATGTCAAGCACTTGTTGAACGATCTCTACTTGCCAGGAATCAATCGGATCTGTGATAAGCTGGCGATGCGATTCGTCATGATTACCAGGTACAACCGGAATAATTAGCTTGTCGGTTAGCGGCGCAAAAGCTTTTACCCACTCGAGCAATACTCTTCGACCAACTCGGATCTGACTTGTGAGATCTAAATCTAGGCGACCAGCTATTTTTCCGCCTTGCGAAACAACACCCTCAATACAGTCACCAAGTTGGGGCAAAGCAATTTGGCCAATACCCCGGTTCTTGATCTCGTTGTGTCGAACTAATGCGGCAGCTAACGCTTCTCGAACTCTGCGTACTGTTCCTTCAGTTCCATCTCCTGCGTCTTTACCCCATTGAGTATCGCCAACGTTGTAAATAGCGGTTAGATCGCCCTTAGTAGGTTTCTGATTTTTAGTAGGTTTCCATTTTTTTATTTCGCGCTCGATTTCGCTGGCATCAAGCAACGTACTTCGATAAGCGGCCGGTTTCAAACTCACACGATACGACTCGAGCCATTCACCGTGATAAGTCTGCCATTTGGATCGACGCACATTAGTTATGATCCAATCCGCCGGATTGAGATCAAATTCAGCTAGCAACTCTTCGCTATTAGTTACAGGTTCCTTTTGAGGCGACGATACAAAGTATCCACCATCGGCATCAAGTTCTAATTGCGGCCGCCAAGATTCTTTAGGCGCAACACTTCGTTTATCGCTGCCTTGTTTAGAAAGTGAATTTAGATCTTCTAGCATTAGACCAACTTACTATCTAAAGCACGCACAGGTTTTATTTCGATGCTTAGCAATTGTTGTATCAGCTAAACTCAAACCTCTACTTCTAAGCGCACTTGACAAAGTTTTGGCAGGCCATGAATCAGTATCAGCTAATGCGCGTTTCAAAATCAAACGGTCTTGTTCATCAAGATTATCGAGACTATCGCTAACTTTGCAATAAACTGCTTTGTTTTTAGGTGGTTCCAATCCTTCTAACATTAGCGGCCAATCGTTATGTCGTTTTCATCGGCAATTAGTGTATTGACGAGAGCAACTAAATAAGGATCATTATCGATGCCTCGTATCGCACAGTTAGAAATAACTTTTGCCAGGTTTACCCGGATCTCGTCAAAATCATTACTCCACACAAGATTTTTATCCTGTAGTAATCCGGCAGCCTGTTTGAAGTCTGCGTAAACTTGTTCGCTAGTCCTTTTGCGCATAAATTTTCGCATAATGTCCCTTGTCGTATTCGTCGATGTAGTCGTTGAGGTCGTCCAGGTAAACGTAATCGCCTGTGTTATTGCTCATACTTGCTTCTTTAGCAAGTTTTAGGATCATAAACCGCTCATCTTTGCGGCCTTGTTGATAACTAACGACACTGCTTCGTGCGATTAGTTCGTTTAGATCACTCATTTCTGCTCTCCTTCATCTTCTATTTCTTCCGCTATTTGCTTTATTGGTTCTAATGGAACATTTTTACCGTGCATTCGCTCGGTCCTTAGGTGATTTGCAAGGCTGCGGATCTTTTCAAGCCTAAATCCGGACCACCGCTTAGTATCGGTTTCAACTATCGGCGCTGACATCAAACCAAGCTCTTTGAAAGCTTCAACTGCTTTTGCTGACTTATCTAGGTGGCGTACTTTGTATTTGATGCCTTCCTGATCCATCACTCTCATAGTTTGCATACATTGCACACAATTAGCCTTAGTCCAAACCGTAATAACAAGTTCTTTCACTGTTGTATCTCCATCTCATCAAATAAAGGTTGATTTGCCGATTCGATTCTTTCTTTATTGTTTGCTGCTATCAAATACTCGCGCTCGCCAATTAGTTCGCCCTGGAACTCTTGCGGAGATCCGGTAATTGCGTCAAAAGCTGCTTGTGCGATCCAACGACCTGCTTCTACTGTCACACCTTTACCCCACCAACAACTATTATTTAGTTTTACTCGATACGGTGTTGTGATCCAGTCGTCTGGGAATCCTGACAAACGAGCAACTTCACGATGGGTTAGCGGCCGGCTTTTTATTGGATGCACAACTGTTGACAATGCGTCACCGGCTAATACTCGGCTCGGTGTGTCATAACGTAATCTTTTGGGGGCAAACTGAGTTACTCCCTTATCTGACACAAGCGGCTCACTCCAAAGATCAAGATCAACATTTGCTAATTCAGCCCGCCTAAAAGCCTCACCACTAGTTTCACCTTCAAGCCAAACTGATTTATCTGCAAGTTCTTTGATCCTGTGAAGACGCGGTGTTTGTGCTACTTCATGCCCTTCGATCGTTCCAAGATCCTGATCCGCTAAATCTGAGATCCGATCTCTTACCGATGTTGGCGGCATAAAAACCGGATCAACTCCAAAAGGGATACGTGAGGCTACCCAAAAATAACGTTGTCTTACCTGGGCGCCGCCTAAATCTGAAGCGTTATGAAGTACGTGATACAAATTCCATTTTTCGCCGGTTAGTTCTTCAAGTTCTTGTCTCAGATCCGTCATAAGACTTCGACCACTTGTATAAGCGCCTTGTACAGACTCAAAAATAACAATTTTAGGATTACACTCGGCTGCATACTCAACTAATGCCCACATGCATTCATTGACTTTAGAATTTGCACCTCGGATTTTCAAGTTGCCAAAGCTGCCATCTTCTAAAAGTCCGCGAACCATTACGGATCGATTTGAAAAACCTGAGCATGGAGGATTACCAAAAACTAAATCCGCCTGTTTAGGGCTCCAGTCTTTTGGATCACACGCTTCTAGTTCCCAGGAATCACCAAGCAAATGTCTATTTGCCAACATTGCTTCTGATCCGAAACCTCCAGGGTATTCACGCTTAGCAATAAGTTCAAAACCCGCTTGCACTATGCCAAGCGCAAATCCTCCGGCAAAGGATTGACAGTCGATCGCAGTTGGCTGCATTACTTCAATCCGGCTGAGACTTCGACGTTGTGACGTTCGGCTTTGAAAACCTCAATGGCTTTCTCATAGCCGCGTTTCTCAGTTGGTGTCAGTTCTATGCTTTCCATTTTTAGCTCTAAAGCGAAGGATAATTTGCGAGTTGCAAACTCTGTACCTGCCTGCAAGCCCATACGGTAAGCATCATCAAGTTCGTAATTGAATAGTGCATCAGCAATGCGATACTTCAGCTCTCTCCAATCAATGCGTATCAACGTTTTCTCCTAATAGTTCTTTGGCTGCCTTGCGAAGGATCTCAGCCGATACCGTGTTTCCTATGTTGTGATGTTCATTTGACATTTCTTCGATAGCTCTTATTGCACTTTCGAAACCCTCATTGAAACTTGACATTTCTAAAAGATCTAAATCGCGATCTATAACCTGGCGTATGCTTTGTGTTGTCTTACTCATGCTAGCCGCCAAACAATGCTTGATCTTCCACTTGCTTCCATCGGTGCGCGGGTTCCACTGTCTTCGAGCTTGCCCATTGAAACAAGTTCGGATCGTCGTGAGCGTAAACCGGAATCTGAAATTGCTTTTAGTCCCGATGCTCTCCAGGTCTGGATAAGTTGTTCATCATTCATTGATCCAAACTTCTCAAAAATGCTAATGATTAGTTCGTATGTTTCTGTCAGTTTTGATACGGATCTCGCGGCATCGTGAGATGTCTGCGGATCGGTTGTTCTTGCGTGTGGCATTATTTCCCTTTCGTTAGATGCCTAGTATTGCGTTGGTGACTACAATCGGCAGTGCGTGGATTACGATCAACACAAAGCCCATTGCAAAACTAAATAACATGTAGCCGACTGGCCGCCGGATCAGATACCAAAGTCTCATAATTACGCCCACATCTTGGCGCGAGCTTCATCGTTCAATGTGGCTATGAATTGCACTGAATCTTCAATGTTTTTAGCTGCAACAACTTCTGTTGTGCGACCTGCATACCAATAAGTTTTTACGCGCACCTTACCGGTGGCAGTAAATTCTAGAAAACTTTGCATGCGAACGTAATTACCGTTTTTTGTAAACTGGAAGAAGTGAACAGTAGCAGCGAAGACACCGCGCTCAGTTACTTCACAACCAACGTTATACTTTTTAGCTAGTTCTACAAGCTCGTTAGCTTTAGCTTCGATAGCTGGATCTAGTTTTTCGTAAACTGTCATTTAGCCCACCACCTTGAGGGCAACGTTGTAAACGTAGCGAACTACATTGTTGAATTGCGTCTGTGTGCATTCTGAGAAATCAAGCAGCCAATTACACTCAATGTAATCCTGGATCTTTATAGCTTCCTCAAGCGAAACATTTAGTAGTTCTGAAATTTCTTTTGTTACACCGTTCATTTTTTCCCTTTCGTTTGAACAAGATTATTATCACTCGTTTCGAAAAGAAAGCACAGTTTATTTATGCAAAAGTTTATAACAAATTTATAACTGGATTATGCGGATTGTGGCACCAGGATCACGCTCATCAGCGTATTGTTTTGATCCGACTATTTGCACAATTTGGCTATCATCGCCCCAAATCATTTCTGATTGGCCGATACCGTCACCAACCGCTCGTAACAATTTATCGAGATCTGGAGGAACTATCGGAAGTGGCCGCTTACTTTGTTTTACGGATTTAGGTCTAGCCAGGTAAAAATCTACTTCTAGCCTGACTGGACCTAAATAAATGTTTTCGCCCGTATAGGGTTCACAAGCAGCCGCAATAGCTTTACGCCAAATTTTTAGTCTTTGCCCTGCAGCTTCAACAACGCGGCCGTTGAATACTCGTTTTGATCCTTGCGGAGCAGGATCACCAACGACTTCAAGAGTAATCACTAAAACGGTGCGTCAACTGCCAGGCTGCATACGGCATTGTTTACATGAACAGCAATACCAGTTTTAGGCTGATTATCTTTACCGGTGTATTCGTCAAGTTTCACCGTTAGATCGCCTTTGATCCTTACTGATTCACCAACTTCGAACTTTGATTTAGTCCAAACCGTGTACCAACGAGTTGCTTCTTCGCCATTGCGTAATTTGAAAGTCTCAGACGCCATAAAACCGTAACCGTCGATGATCCTCTTTACAGTCGCATCATGTATTTCAATCGTTGCCATTATTCCCTTTCGATGTGTTTTGGATTACAACAGTCTCGATTCTTACACGTTCTTCTCCCGGGTAACACTGGCAAACCGTTTTCATCGATTGGCGTAGTGAGATCGTTAGAAAAATGTCCGTGCCACGGCAAACAATCATTGATCCGAGTAGAACGCCGTGTTCTGCAGTCCGGGCACCAGGCAAATTCTTTTTGTCTGCCCATTGTTTCCCAAAGCCTGCCGCACCTTCCACATAAAATTTCGATCACGCACTGATTTTAGCAATGCAATGAATACAAAGAGCAATGTTAGATCCGTGCTCACACATAACCGGTTTAGTGGCTTGCTTAGCAAGTTCTTCTTGTTCTGCTAAAAATTGACGCGTTGCTTCGATCTCTCGCTCTCTTCTTTTTTTGTTTCGTTCGGCAGCCTCAGAATCAGAAGATGGAGTAATCTCATTTTCCCAAGCATCAGCATTTAGCCAGGTAGCCGGAAACTTTGTGTACTCCGGTTTCCTCTCAGGATCGTTAGCATAAGCAATAACACCGGCCAGGATCTCTTCGAACTTTGCTCGCTTGAGAGCAGATCTGAAAGCTTTGAATGCAGAACCCTTATCTTTTTTCCTTGGATACTCTTTCCAAAATTCACCAAACAACTCATCTAAATTGCTTATAGGTAGATCTTTATTATTAGTCTTCTTCTCTTTAGTATTCTTTACCCCCGCGTTATCCGCCGGCGCATTTCCCGCTGGCGCAAAACGAACCGACGGGGAATCAGGATCTTGCGTCTCCCAAATGGCCGCAGCGAACTGATTTTGCTCAGACCTCTTCTGAGACCTTTTTAGGTATCCCACAGACTCGAGCTCACTAATAGCGCTCCGGATGGCTCTATCCCCGTCCAGGCCATTTCTAGATAGTCTTTCTCGACTTACCTCAAAGCCTGGAGCATGAGTCAAAAGTTCAGCTAGTAAACCTCTTGCTTTGTAGCTTAGTCTTGTATCCCTAAGCCATGCGTTGGGGATTTGTGTAAATTGCCCATCAAAACTATGCTTACCCCTAATGATTGGCATTATGCTTCACATACCTCATTAGTGCACGTAACAGCCGGATCATCGAGAGCTCGTTTGCATTGCGGACACTTTGAACTTATGCCGTCATAACCGGCCGCTTGACGTGCCGCATTGATGCCTCTTTTTTCTGCGTATCTTTCCAGGAACTCGGCCGCATTGCAATTGCTTATGAGCATCAAGTTCATTAGAAAGTGGAACGCATCGACCAACTCCCCGACAAAAGCGTCTCTGTTCATGTGATCCGATGTTGCCCAAGGTTTCCAACCTGTTTCAGCCAATGCTTCGTGCAACTCGTCTTCCATTGCCAAGATGTTCCATCTAATCCATTCGATACGATCCTTATCGTTTAGGAACCTTGGATCTTGTTTGAAGCTTTTTACCTGGAGTTCTAATTGCGCGTTTAGTGCATCTTCAAATTGCATTATTTTCCCTTTCGTAAATTTGTGTTTCGATCTTACACATTTTCATGTATTCGATTACGTGATCCCATGTTGTGTGCTCATCTACTTTAGACACCTGCATAATTACTTTAGTTATGCCGCTGTTTGCAATTAGTTTAGCGCAGTCAAAACAACAAGGATTAGTTACATAAATTGTTGCTGATTCAAAAAGTCGACGATCTGCAAACAATAACGCGTTGGCCTCGGCGTGAACTGATACACAATTTGCGTATGATCCTGGACGATCTTTCGATCCACCACGTTCGCAAAACTTTTCACATGATCCGGCGGCCGGATAATTCGCCGGAGGACCGTTATAACCTACTGCTACAGGTCGGTTATTTTGATCCACAATGACAGCGCCAACTTGCCGATTTATACACTTAGATCTTTTAGCCAAAGTGTTAGCTACTTCGATCCACGTTTGATTCCAATTAGCTCTCATGATTTTAGCGAAGACGAATACTCGCCTGTCTCTTTGTAATGATCGACTAAATAAAAGTGTCTTTCATAAATGTGTAGGCTGCCGACTTGCCACGTAATAGAACCGGGAAAAATTGTGTATCCGGTACTTTTCAGTTCTCGGCAAATAAGTTGTTGGTTGAATAACTGCCAAGCATAATCATTGCGATAACCAAAAATTGCGTCATTGGATCTCATTTGAACTACTACTTCAAGGCGATGGTTACGGATCAAGTATTGCACCGTATTGGTACAAATAAAATCCTGCATGCCGTCCGTATTCCAGGATTCATGGATCGTTGGCCGCGTATAAACGGCAACGGCCCTTCGAGTATTTGGATCTTCCTTTAGGTGTTTTATAACGTTTTCGTATTGGCTGCCATTTGCTTTACTGTAAAACAAGTAGCCATAATTACTGTTGATGATTCCGTGCTTAGACGCAACCTGTTTCCAAATTTTAGGCGGACCACCTTCGATAGCTTCGACGCTGAGACTTTCCGACAA